GTACGTGCAGCAGGCGATCGGCCCCTTCGCGCAGAACATCCACGCGTCCGGCACCGATGCGATCTCGATGATCGGCAACCTGATGAAGGCCGACAACACGCTGCGGCACGGGTCGATCAGCGATAAGGCCTCGCTGGTCGCCGACATCATCAAGAACTATGGGGTGGACATCACCGCGCTCGACCGCGTGCTGGCCGGCGCGCAGCCCAGCGCGGACCCCAGCGCGATGCTCGCCGACCAGTTGCGCCGCGACATGGACGCGCGCCTGCAGCCGGTGATGCAGTTCTTCCAGACCATGCATGGTGCACGGCAGCAGCGCGTTGAGCAGATCAACACCGAGGCCGCGACCGAGGTGGAGGCCTTCGCTGCCGATCCGGCGCACGAGTTCTACGAGGACGTGCGCGCCGAGATGGCCGACATCATCGACCTCTACACCCAGAGGGGTGCAAGCATCAGCTTGCAAGACGCGTACGACAGGGCTATAAAGCTGAATCCGCAGGTGAGCGAGATTGTGACCGCTCGCGCGGAGCAGGAGCGGGCCAGCGCAGCCGCATCAGCCGCCCAGCGGGCAAGACGCACCGCAGCGGGCAGTATCAGCAGCGCACCCGCACCAGCAGGTGTAGCACCGGGACCAGCAGGCGATGACCGACGCTCCTCGATTGAGGCGGCGTGGGATTCGGCGAGCAGCGGCTAGGTCACCCGGCGAGCAGCGAAGTCTCCTCCTCCACGCGAGGAGTCGCGAACACCCACGGGTGCCATCGCGAGGTCGCGTGAGCCGCCAACCCGGCGGTTAGAGGGCGCGTGCCATCGTTGAACGAACACGATGCGCCTCAAGGGAAACCTTGAACCTTTTGAGCGGAGGCTCGTGTGGCATTCCCCAACGTATCCGACATCGTCGCGACTACGATCGAGAATCGGTCGAAGAAAATCGCCGACAACGTCACGAAGAACAACGCGCTGCTGACCTACGTGGACAAGCGCGGCAACATCAAGACGATCTCCGGTGGCTCGGTGATCTTCCAAGAACTCAGCTTCGCCGAGAACGGCAACGCCGGCTGGTATTCGGGCTACGACCTTCTGCCCGTCGCCGCGCAGGACGTGATCAGCGCAGCGCAGTTCGACATCAAGCAGGCCGCGTGCCCCGTCGTGATCAGCGGGCTGGAGCAACTGCAGAACGCGGGCAAGGAGCAGATGATCGATCTGCTCGACGGGCGCATCGGCGTCGCGGAAGCGACGATGGCGAACCTCGTTGCCGGCGGCATCTACTCCGACGGCACCGCGAACGGTGGCAAGCAGATCACCGGACTCGACGCCGCAGTGCCGGTGAACCCGGCGACCGGCGTCTACGGTGGCATCGATCGCGCGACGTGGCTCTTCTGGCGCAGCAAGACCACGACCGCAGGTGCGGCGCTCACGAGCGCGACGGTCGGCGACGCGATGAACGCGATGTGGGCATCGCTCGTGCGCGGCATGGATCGTCCCGACCTCATCGTCATGGACGGTTTCATGTGGGGCATCTACATCGCCTCGCTGCAGGCGCAGCAACGCTTCAACGGCAGCGAGAGCGCGACGCGCGGGTTCCCGACCATCAAGTACATGGATGCCGACGTCGTGCTGGACGGTGGCATCGGCGGGTTCTGCCCAGCGAAGACGATGTTCTTCCTGAACACGAAGTACATCCACTACCGCCCGCACTCCGCGCGCAACATGGTGCCGCTCGCGCCCAACAAGCGTTATGCGATCAACCAAGACGCCGAGGTGCAGATCATCGGCTGGGCCGGCAACCTGACGATGAGCGGCTCGCAGTTCCAAGGGCGTCTGATTTCGCCGTGATCTCCTCCTGAGAGGCACGACCCCGGGGGCGCACTCGCATTGCGCTCCCGGTTTTTTCCCCACAAGGAGGCGACATGCTCGATATCAGCACTCTCAGAAACGCACCGGACCCGCTCTTCGATCCGCTGCTCGTCGTCGCAATTCTCGGCAAGCAACCGCAACCGGCGGGCGAAGTGGCAGCGTATGCAGCCGACATCGACATCGAGTCGGTGAGCGTCGCGGCGAACGCGCCCGAGGTTCTCGCGCCGGAAGTGATCGTGCCGCTTGTCGGCGAGGTCATCGCGGGCGCGAGTTTCCCGGGTGAACTACCGCCGAGTGTTCTCGGCACCACCTACGACTAGGAGATCACCATGCCAGCAGGACTTCCCGGCGCGAGCGTCGTCCAGAACGCGGCGAACCCCAGCCAAGGTTCGCCGGTCATCTTCGATCTGCTTTCCGGCCCGAAAGGCTCGCCCTTCGACAAGGCGGGCAGCGCCCACGCATCGACCGGCGCGCTCTCGACGGGCATCGGATTCGGCCTCACGCCGATCATCGGCCTGACCGCGCCCGAGTCGATCAAGAAGGCAGGATTCACCGACGACTACGTCCCGGGCGCAACGAAACTCGACGGCACCGCAGCGACCGACTCCCGCTTCATGTATGCCGGCGGCGGCAGGACGGTGGCAAGCACCGCGCTCAAGGGCGTGCCCTTTCCACCGAATCCGTACACCGCAGGTTTCGGCATCGGTGCTGCTGGCAACGGTGGCTCGCGTGATGCAGGCGCCGGCCCAGCGTTCACCGGATTCCCCGCGAAGATGGTCACCGCAACTGGCGCAGTCGCGACCGGCGCGGCGATCGAGGCGGGGTTCCTGAACCGCACGGGCGTGGCGCTCGTCACCGGGCAATCCGCTTTCGGCAGCAGCAACACCGCGAGCGCGGCGCCTGCGTGAACGGCGGTATTCTCGCTCGCGACGGCACTTCTGGCCGGCTGCTAGGCAACACGGCGGCGACGGGGCTTAGGTTCAACGGTGGCACACCGTGCAACCCTGCACGGGAACTCATCGTCACGACCACTGCCCCGGTCGCCGCCTATGTGGCTGGCCTGCCGTATGACGCAGCGGGTGCGCTTTGCGTAGAGAACGCTGCTCGCGCTGCATCCGCTCCCGGCGGCATCCCCATCACGGCGTCGGGGCGCGTGGCGATGTCGTTCGATCAGTCCGTATTGGCTTTCCATCAAGGTCTTCCTTTTGATGCGGCGTCGCGGCTCGCATCGAAGTCGCTGGCGGGTGCAAGCGATCCGTTCTTTGCGAACGTGACGCTGCTCGCCATCAACGAGAACGGCGCCAACGGCACCACGGTCTTCATCGACCAATCGCCGCTCGCCAAGGCGATTACGCGGGAAGGCAATGCGGCGTGGAGCAACACGAATCCACCGGCTGGACTGACGACCACGATGGGAACCAGCGCGGGTGATCTCGTGGTGGCTGGTGGGGCTGGATTCGATTTCGGCACGGGTGCTTTCACCATCGAGTGCTTTTACCGCAGCAGCGTCGCTGGTCGCCAAGACATTATCGGCGGCGACTTCGACGCCCCGAGTAACGCGCAAGCGTTCTCGCTCATCTCCAACGTGGTCGCTAACAGGCTCGACTGGTACGAGATATTCAACCTCCGCATCAACGGTGGCCCCACGATCGCCGATGGCGCGTGGCACCACCTTGCCGTTTCGCGTCAGGGGAACAACGTGCGGATGTTCGTTGACGGGGTGCAGCGCGGCGCGACGTTCGTTACCGCCTTCACCTACGGCAACGCGACAGCGCGGTTTGGTATCGGGTTCCAGACCACCGGGGCATTTGTAAACGGCTGGATGGCATCGGTGCGCGTCACCAAGGGCGTCGCTCGGTACACGGCGAATTTCACCGTGCCGACGCTTCCACTTCCCACATCATAAAAAAGGAGACACGGTCATGGAAACTTTCGACTCGGACATCAGCCACTTCGATCCTCGCAACAAATTCGCGGGCGACGAGAAACTCCCGGTGCAGTTCTACATGGGCACGCTGCCCGACGATGCGGCGACCACGCGCGAAGGTCGCCCGATCTTCCGCGACATCGAGTGCATCAAGATTTACAACAGCAAGGACAACGTGATCGACCGCCCGGTGCGCGACACCGACAAGCAACGCTGGCCCGGTGCCTACAACGCGTGGAAGTTGAGCGGCGCGAGCGAACCCGGCGCGAGCGGCACGCGGCTGGAACACTGGCCGCAGATGACGCGCGCACAGGTCGAGGAGTACAAGTACTTCAAGGTCTTCACCGTCGAGCAACTCGCCGAACTGCCCGACACCACGGTGCAGAAGATCATGGGCGCGCCGCAACTGCGGCAGAAGGCGCGCCTGTACGTCGAGGCGGCGAAGAGCGAGGCGCCGCTGCTCGCGATGCAGCAGGAACTCGACAAGCGTGACGGCAAGATCGCGCAACTGGAGGCAGAGGTCGCGCGCCTCGCCAAGTTGATCGAGCAGAAGATGGGCGTGCCGGCGTAACGCGCCATGGCATCGCTGCAAAAACTCGACACCGTCCTCTACGAGGTGCAGCAGGCGTGCATCCAGATGTCGCTGCCGCCGCCGATCGGCGTCTACGACTCTGCCGACGAGAACGCGCTCCTCATGGGGTCGGTGGCGAACCTCGCGGGCGTGATGGTGAGCGAGGCCAACGACTGGCAGGGGCTGCGTAAGACGCTCACGCTCCCGGGCGACGGCGCGACCAAGAACTTCCCGCTGCCCGCCGACTTCTCGCGATTCGTTGACGGCACCGGCTGGTCGGTCGCGATGCGCCGCCCGGTGATCGTGGTGAACGCGCAGCAGTGGGCGACGCAGGCTTCGTGGCTCGGCCCGGTGACGCTCGCCCCGGTGTGCCGCATCTTCGCCGACCAACTCGCGTTCATGGTGCCGCCCGCAAACGGCGACACGATCTCGCTGGAGTACATCGATGCGAACTGGGTGATCGACGCGGTGTCACCCGGCACCTACAAGCAGCGCGCCTCGCTGAACGGCGACATCCCTCGCTTCGACTGGCTGCTGATGGTGCTGGCGATCAAGACCAAGTGGCTTGAGCAGAAGGGCATGAACACGACCGGCGCGCAGGCCGACTTCAACGATCGCCTGCTGCAACTCACGAACCGCGACCAGATGGGGCAGACGCTCACGCTATCCGGCCCGGTGCCCGGTAACTTCCGCTACCTCAACGGCATCGGCAACGTGCCCGAGAGTGGATTCGGCTGATGTTCCGCGCTGCCGTCCCGCAGAACACGCGCAGGGCACGCCCACAGGTCGGGCACATCGTGCCGCTCCAGATTCCGACCAAGGGGCTGAACGCGCGCGACGCGTTCGTGTCCATGGGGCCGCAGTACGCGATCTCGCTGGTGAACGCGCTGGTCGAACCGTACGGTCTCCGCACGCGCGCTGGCTACACCGAGTGGGCGCGAGGCCTGCCGGCGGCGACGCCGATCCGCACTCTGATGAACTACTACCCGGCGATCGCCGTGGCAGCAACGAAGACCATCTTCCAGTACGCGATCGCGGCGCTCAATTTCACGCT